CAAACGCATTTGGTACGTTTACGTCTATTGTATTTGCAATACCAGCGGCAAATCCCGTTAATGTAAATATGCCAGCTTGTGGGGCAATACTAATAGTTGGGTCTAATATAGCATCTTCACCCGTAAATGTGAATGTGCCAACATCAGCCGTTATAACTTGTGTTTCAATAAATGCGTTTGCTTGACCAGTCACCGTAAATGTACCAGTGCCGCCAAGTAATCTATTTGTTACTTTAATTGCAGCATCTTCAACACCTAATACAAACCTACCGACATCACCAAAAATACCTTCTGCAAGATCAAAATTATTGGCTTGACCAGTAAGCGTAAATGAACCAGCACCACCAACTAAAGCATTATTAATAAATAATCCTACGTCTTGGCCAGTAAGCGTATAAGTTCCATTATTCGCTGTTTTATTAGTAGCTATGTCTATATCTTGGAAAGTGTAGGTAAATGATCCAGCATCAGAAATCAGTGCGTAACCACGGTTAAATTCGACAGCCTGACCAGTTAGCGTATAAGAGCCGTTATCAGCCTCTAGGAATACAGTTGGGAAAATACCTATATCTTGGCCAGTTAATGTAAAAGAGCCTGTACCCGTGCTTCTATTTACGCTGTTGGCTATGTTTTGACCAGTTAAGGCAAATGCTTCAGCACCACCAGCTATTTTCACGCCAAATACTGCATCCTGACCAGTAACTGAATATGATACATGGCCAGCCTCTAATTTCTTATTTATTCCGAATGGTTGACCAGATAAGCCAAATGTTCCAACACCAGCAACCTTGCTGTATTGGTTGTTTATGCCTTGCGCTGTTACAATGAATGTACCTTGTGGCGCTACTAAAGAATATCCTTGCGGCAAGTCAGAAGCTTGGCCTGTAAGTGTAAATGACCCACTTCCAGCAGTAAGCGGTCTTATTGCAACTACATCACTAGTTTGCCCTGTAAGAGTAAAGCTACCAGTTCCAGCCGCTTTTTTAATGGTAAATGCTACAGCTTGCCCTGTAAGTGTAAAGCTACCAGCATCAGCAGTTAATGTTAATTCCTGAACACCAACATCATCGGCCAGTGCTGCTGCTGCTATAGGGCCAAAGCCTAACATTACTTACTCCTTATGGGGAAACTGGCCAATCCTCATCCGACAAATTCGGCCAAGCATCATCATCTGGCAAATTTCTTAGCTCATTTCTGTACGTAGCCCACGCGGTCTTGTCCTCATTGCTTAATGGGCTGTCATTCATCTGTGTCCAATCAGTATCATCCAAAAGTTTGTTACGTGTAATTCTGTGACCTTCGGCTGTCTTTGCGTCTAGCGTTGCCTGATAAGCAGCTTCATGTTCTGCCTTGGTAGTCTTCTTGCCATCTTCGTCAGTAGTATCAGAGAACATGTCACGAGCTACAAAACGCTCGACCCAGTTGCCTTTACTATCTTGCTCGACACCATCACGCACACTTATCTGATATGCGCCGACTGTCGCTGGTGGGGATGGTAAAACAGGATCTATATTCATCGCATCACAGACATTAGCATTCCATTTACTAAATGACATGTTTGAAAAGGATGCTTTCCAGTCACTTTGCGTTTTGACCTCGCCACTTGTGCGTTCTCTATATTCACTCATAAGATCAATCCTTTCGTATAATTCTATTAGGCAGCTATGGCATAGAATATGTAATCAACACCGTTTTCATTTGTGTAAAATCCACTTGCGTCATGGACTACTTGAAACCCACCGCTGTAGGGATCAATTTCGTCCAGACTTGAATACTCTGCGCCATTGTTGTGTAGATACATTTGAGGCTCTGTGCCAGAATTTATCCCTCTTACACTATCGTATAAAATCCAAGGGCCAGACCCTTTTTTCTTCAAAATTACAAGGGCTGCACCCGACGAAAATCCACATTCAATGTTTTGACTAGAGCCGTTTCCCGTGTATTCTCCAATTTTTGAAATACCCGATAATGACCCGAATAGTAGTGCCAAGTATTTAGAGCCGCTTTTATTTGTTAAGTCATCTGTGCCAACTGTAAAAACACTGCTAGTTGGAGCAGTAGAGTTTAACAAAGCTGCTCTGTTAGTGCCAAGTCCTTGCTCGTTTAATTTTTGCATTAAAGTGGTAGGGGAAGACAAGTCCTTGTGATATACCATCC